CCTGCACCAGGGTCTGGTCTTCAACAATGACCATCATGCCCTGATTTACGATACGATCTCTGAGTTTGGCCAGAAAGTTCACGTCACTTTCTTCTATACTTTCCTGATAAGGAGTGCCCTGCTTGCTCATGTAGTCCAAGAACTCGCCTACCTTGGCATCCCGCTGTGGATCATTTTTCAGTGCGGCCATGATCTTTTCTACGCTGCCCAGGCTGTTGGCGTTGGCCGAAGAATTCAACAGCATGCGAGCTATCTCGTTGGGGTCGTCTGTGACCAGTTCGTTGTTGTCGCGTTTGACCAATCCAATGTTTTGATGTATTTTCATGCCCAAGGTCTTGGCTATGCTGTTCAATAACACAGCACGAGTCATACCTTTGTATTCGGTGTCAGCGTCCTGACGATAGTAAAACTTGGTAAAATCAGGCTTGTCAAAAAACATCAGGTCAGTCTGCACATACCCTCGGCCGGGATCACCGCCAATTGGTGTGCGAAAATGCACACTGGTACCGGTTTTTCTTACGTAGTCTTTTGGGTCAAGTTTGTTAGCCCGAGCCCACTGTTCTAGTGCTGCGGCCACTTGTTCTTTGCTGAAACGATTGAGATCTACTGCCAGATCCAGGTCGCCGCTTGTGGGCTTTAGCCCAGTGCTGCCCAGCATGTTGTTACCAAGTTCTAGCCCGGGCAATAGATCATCGAGCCAGGCGATTGTGGGAGCAACATCAGCTAGATTTATACGTCCAGTAGCTGGCTGTCCATCGGGATTTTTGAATACATTGCCGCCTTCATGTAAACGCATAATTTAATCTTCACTGTCATTGGAGTTGCGCAAGAATCTACTGAACTTGTCTGGGTTACGGGCCTTGATAGCATTTAAGAATTTGCGTGTCATTGCTTCGGCCTGCTCTGGCGGATACAAATCGTCAAACTGCTCTAAAATTCTTATGGCATTACTAATAGCATTGTTGGCGCGATTTTCCACCACATGGCTCTTGTCTCGCTCTGAGGGCAAGCTTTCCAGTTCTTCAAGAATGCTTTTTATTTTTTTGCGCATTTTAGTTTGTATTATTTATTGGTTAACACCGGGTCTTTCATCTTGTCAAAGTAAGATTTTACTGCATTTTGCAGTAGGTTGTGATAGGATTCGGGCTGTTGTAAAATTAAATGATCAATTCTCTGTTCAAAGGCGCCGGCAAATACCCGGTCTCTGTTATTGATTAAGCGTTGTCTATGTTTTAGCCTGAGCTGTGCAGCTAGATCCAAGTTGGCTAAGATTTCTAAATTTAACTCAAATGCAGCATAACAACGTTCAATTAAACTGGGACGGTCTTGATAGCCATGGTCAATTACGTCTTCAAATATGTCAAAACCCATATCTTTCCAGGCCTGTGCTTGTTTGTATCCTCCAATCCAAATTGGAAAAGTTTGCGCCATCACAGACCAAACAGTTTTTTCGGTAAACAGTGCAGCACGATGTAAACGTAGATCTTCGGCAATCAGACTAACTGCTGTATTCGTGTACATTTGTCTAAACCATAATTCCCAAAATCCAACACTGAATCTGCCATGCCTGGTATCAGCTATATCAAGCCGATGTGAATCATGACGTGCTTGAGGATGTTCAAAAAATCTAGGTTTGATGTTGGTTATAGGAGCGCACAAGTAATCTAGTATATCTGCTGGCATATCATTGGTTTCGTCTAAGGCGTCTTTAAGGTTGACCGTATCACCAGCACCGCTCCAGGTATAATCAACACTGGTAATATTAAACCAACCAATCAATTTGATCATTAAAAATCGATTTAGTTGCTTCTTGTTGGCCGTGAAGTTTGCGCAGTAATTGGTTTGTTCAAAATCAGGAGCATGCTTATCCTTATTAAAAAAACTGGTTAACACGCTTATCCATGCTGGAAAACACAAGACTGGAACATTAGTTTGTTCTATACTACCGTAATGATCGCTGACGGCCAAAGGTGCTGCGCAATCAGCTAAAACGTTGCGTATTTGATCTGCATCTATGTTATCAATGAACCAGGGAATAGTATCTGCTTCAACAGGCTCAATTTGTGTTAACCATTTAATTTTCATCGCAGGTTATTTACGACCCCCACCAAACGGCTATTAAATATGGCTCTTAGGCACATGTAAAGGCACATACCATGGACGATTTGGCACAGATACAAGCACTGATGGATCAATTTAGGCGACCTTGTCCTGCGGATCCTGTATATCAAGACCGACTAGCAGAAGAATTTGCTATCATTATCAATCAAAAGTTTACCGAATACTTCTTAAAGATACGACGTATTCTTGATCTCAATCAAGACATACCACACATGACACGCGGCTCGGCTGGATCCAGTCTTGTGTGTTATCTCATGGCCATAACTGATGTTGATCCCATAGAATGGCGCATACCCTTGGCACGTTTCTTAAATCCTTTTCGTGATGATTTACCTGACGTTGACATTGACGTACCACACCACAAGCAAGAATTGGCCATGCAGCGTATATTTTCGGCCTGGCCCGGACGTACAGCACGTATATCAAACTATGTGATGTACAAGGAAAAGTCGGCACGTCGTGAAGCAGTGCGCAGACTGGGAGTCAAAGGACGCTTGCCCAAAGAAATTGACTACACTAAGCTAGGCATAGATGTTGACGAAGCCAAACGCATTGAAAAAAAGCTCATGGGCAAGAAACGTTGCTTGAGCAAACACTGCGGTGGTGTCATAGTGTTTGATCGTCAACTGCCCAAGAGCCTGTTCAGAGATGACAATCTCATACTGTTAGACAAAAACGAAGTAGAAGATCTAGAACACCTCAAAGTAGACATCCTGGCCAATCGTGGACTGAGTCAACTAATGGAAATAGACTCCACACGCATGATTCATGAGTATCCGTTAGAAGATGAAGCCACTGCTGACCTATTAGGTCGCGGCGATGTGCTGGGTGTAACGCAAGGCGAAAGTCCGGCCATGCGCAGACTGTTTCGTGCCATACAGCCTACATCAGTGCATGACTGTGTGTTTGCCACAGCTCTAGTACGTCCGGTAGCAGTTGAAGGACGTAAAAAAGCCTCGTTCTTTCACGACTGGACACAGAAAACTGTACAGGAGTCGGCCATAGTGTGCGAAGATGATGCTATAGAACGCATAATGAAACTGATTGGTGTCAATGCCTACGAAGCCGACATGTATCGTAGAGCATTTGCCAAAAAGAACGAAGAAAAAGTCATGGAGTTCATGGCCAGGCTAGGTGATCATCCACAAAAAGATCAGATTAGAACTGAAATGCAGAGTCTTGCCGGCTTTGGTCTGTGTCGTGCTCATGCAGTTAACCTGGGCAGACTGATCTGGGCCTTGGCCTACCAAAAAGCACACAATCCTAGAGAGTTTTGGCGTGCTGCTCTTAAACACTGCCAAGGTTCGTATGCACGTTGGGTCTATCGTAACGAAGCCAAACGTGCTGGTTGGGATCTACGTGAACTGGGGTTTGACAACTGGTTGACCGAAGATCCAGTAGAAAGTTTCCTAGAACACGGTGCATGGAATTCGCCAGGCTTCTTGCCCAACATGGGAGTCAAAGGACTGTACCTTGACCGTTACGAGTTTGCTGGCATAGTGGCTAACAGTCGTGTGTTCCGGAGAGATCGTCAACAGTATATTCACTTTATTACCTTGGGCGTGGGCGAAGGCGAGTACGTAGATCTAATTGTAGACCGTCCAGTCAAATATACCAACGGATCGGTCATAGTGGGCAACGGCGAACTACGCAACAAAGACAACAGTCAGTTTTTACACTGCTCAAGATCTGAAGTGCGCAGCATGCCTATCATAAACTATCTCAAACAGCCTTGCCTTTGATCTGACCTAGCAACTGCTTGAGCTTGGCACTTTGTACATCAGCAGTGATCTTGCCCGGCTCATCGGCCACAGTGGCATTGGGAGTGTCATCGGTGACTTTGGCTGTGGCCTTGATTGATTCATAGATACTGGGCGCACGTTGCTTGAACTCTTGATAGCCTTGATCTTCGGCTAGATCTCTAATACGCAGACTGGCTATGTCAAACTCAAGATCCACCTTTTGTCCTACTCCCGAACTGCTACGTGTTTTCATCAACTGTAGCTGATACCTGCCGCGCTCACGCATGGCACGACTGGTAAAGATACCAAACACATTGTCCGCAGTGTTGATCTTACTGATGCCGCCGGATATATGGCTATGGTCAAACTCCACTTCTTCAACCGCAGCACGATTCAGCTGCGACGCTGTGACAAACAGCACGTTAAGTTCTTTGGCCAGATTACGCAGTTCTTCACTGACATACTTGTCTTTGACAAACAGGTCATTGGGCGATACTTTAGCACTTACCGGCATCAACAGGTCCAAATAGTCAATACACAAGAAGTCTGCACGTATGCCTTCCTGTATCTGTAGTTCTTTAAGATAGGCACGTATGTCGTTGACTGTGCTCTGTGCCGGCATGTACTTGACACGGAACTTGCCGGCTTTCTTGGACATCATCTTGAGTTTCGTTTCAATAGTGTCAATGTCTTTGAATATCTCTTTGCTGGCTGTGTTAGTCATCATGGAATCAATACGCATACTACACAGTCCTTCGCTGAGTTCTAGTGTAATGTATACACCGCTGAGTCCGGCTGTGATCCAGTTAACTGCGAGATTCTGCATGAACAGACTCTTGCCCGATCCTGACCCTCCAGCAAAGATCTGTAGCTCACCTCGGTTGAATCCGCCATACAGCAGTTTGTCCAAGGCCGGCCAACCAGTGCTGTTTTGCCCGTTGTTGTTTTTTAGTGCCAGCAGTCGAGCCTTGGGATCGGCAAAATAGTCTGTGCCCATGTCCTTGGTAAGACTGATCTGTACAGCATCTTTGATTAGCTTTTCTACCGGATCAAAGTTGTCCTTTTCTAATAGATCTGCGGCTTTCAAGATAGCACGTTCTAGTTCATGTCGGCGTGTAAAGTTTTCAAACTCTTCTAAAAACCAATCATAGTGTCCTTCGTTGAGATCCGGAATAGGTTCTAGTTTGATACCTGTACTGGCTGCAATCTGCTGCCGGTCTGGCATGGTCTTGTGCCGGTCGCTGTGTTCTTTGATAAATTCAGCAGCAGGCCTGAGACTCTTGTTAAAGTTTTCTGGGTTATAGATGTTCTGCACACGCACATAGCTTTGCGCATCTTCTAACATCATTTCAAGAAATAATTTTTGTACATCTATTCCGTAGTTTTTCATCATGTTTCAAACTTTATTTGGTTGCCAATAAACAAGTGCAGTGCAAATGGATTGGGATGAAACAGATTCAATATCAAATATCCGTCTTGGTTCCATTGCAGTGTACGTGTAGTAGGAAGTGTTTCTAGTTCTTCCATTGTATTCACATTGTGTTTGCTAGTTTTGTATTCTACTATGTTTAGCAGACTTTTGCTATCTATTGTAATTCCAATCAACTGCACTCGTTTCAATAAACTGCCAGCAGCATTACGCAGTCTAAAAACAATTTTGTCAGGCAGTTGCACATCTAGTGCCAGACTGGTGTGTCCGGCGTGTAATAATTCTAACTGCTGATTCAACACCTGCACTTCTGCATCATTTTGTTCATGCACGAACTCTGCAGTCAAAGAAAAGGTCTTGTTGTAAAGCCGCATGACTTTATTACCTCGTTAAGTTCGACTGCATGAGCATATCTACGTGCTTTGCCCGCATTGAATTCATCTATGTTGGTCTTGGCTTCAAGACGGGTACCGGGCAGTATGCCAGGCACTGTGATCTGCACCTGCTGCACAGGATCACCGGCATAGTCCTGATGATCTCTAAACCACTGTTTGGCTTCTTCGTACTCCTGTTCGGTTTCAGTAGGATAGCCAGCTATGAACAATAGATTGGTGCCTATGCCGTACTTCTTGGCCATTGCCAAATGATGTTCTAGATCGGCATTGGTAAATCGTTTGCCAAGATCAATACGCACACGTTCAATGATACTTTCAACACCGGTCAGTAGAAACCCGTTGCTTTTCTTTATCAACTGCCACAACGGCTCGGGATGATTGTTTGCTGACCTCACAATAAAACTACCTACCCAATGTATCTGTTGTTCTTGACTGCTGCTGTCGTTGTAGTCGGCAATCAACTTCATCAGCTTGCGAAATTCTTTTAGGTTACCATTGCAAATACTGCTGGCAAACTGAAAACGATAGATTCCGTAGTTGTCAATATAGTGTTTCATGGTGTTGAATATACAGGCTGCACTGCGATACTGAAAGCGTTTCCAAAACGCAATCACATCGCAAAATTCGCAATTCTGTACACAACCTCTACTGTCCACAATAGGCAACAGCGTGTAACGGTACTTGAAAAATCTATAGTCCGAAAAGTCTGCCATGGGCAGCGAACCAAAATCAGCATTGGGTTGCCATGTGGTCGAGTTAATGCCTGGATAATCATGATTGCCCAATGCGTACTCGGCCAGAGCCGCTTCGCCGTCGCCGGTGATATAAGCATCAATCAAACCCAGTCTGCGCAGACGCTCAGGATATTTGAACAAGGTGTTTTCTAAAGTTTCCAATCCAGGACCGCCAATCACTATGGGCAAGCCTGGAGCAGTCTGTCTGAGCACTGCACATAGCCAGGCTGTGAAAGGCTGACATTCTTTACTAAACAAACTGAGTGCTACTATATCAGGTTTATGACTCAGTATTTCACAACTGTAGTAATCTAACATGGCTATTAGATCATCTACAATTTCTTCATCAATACGCTGACGATAGAAAAAATTCAAAAACTTTGGACGTCTGGAGTCATGTTGTATCTTGTTATAGATATCAATGTTCAAGTCTAAACCTACGCAGTCTATGCCTCGTGCCTGTAGCGCAGCCTTGAGCACTGCTGGAGCTGCCAGTGGAGTATCTTCGTCAACGAACGGCACTGTGGTTATCACAACTTTGGTCATTGCCCTACTTGTTTGAGTAGTTGTTTCTTGCGCATTTCTATCTTGATCTTGCTGGTCTCTTTGGATTGAATTATCCTGAGCAGTGTAGCCAAACGACCATAGCGACAGACCGCGTCATTGACATCTTTGACGTCGGCAGGCCAGTCTGGTATGCTGACTGCCCATCCTAATTCCATTGCTCGATCAATAAGTTCAAGGCCGGCAGCATCTCTGTCAGGGACCACAATCACTTCTCGTCCTAGACTGCGTATAAGTCTGGCCTGTGGCTCACTGACAGTGCTGTGCATTACTGCCAGCCCGTTGATACTGAGTGCATCAAATACACCTTCGACCACAATGGCATACTGCCAGTGCGCTCGTTGTAGGTCCATACCAAACACATAACCAGTCTGTGCTTGCGATATGTACTTGGGTATTTTTCTGTCTAAAAAACGACATGTATATCCTACAATGGCATTGTCATAGGTAAATGGGATCACAACCATGGGTCTGGTCCAGTGAACACCGTCATTGACCTTGACAGTCATCATGGGAAAATCTTCAGGAACCTGTCGCTGTCTAATGTACTGCCACTCTGCTGTGTGTTCTTGAGTGATCAATTCTGCGCCAGGCGGTAATTCTTTTTCTTCAAATTGAATGTCCTGTAACGTGTTATACAAACGTTGCCGATCATCCAACACGCCCAACATGTTGCGATGCTTGAGGCTTAATAGATTCTCACGTTCGATCTCGTCATCGGCAACTCCTAGCCACTGTAGTAGACGTCTGGCTTTGAAGCTAAGACTACGCCCCAATATAAAACTGGCAGTATAGTTACAGTTGAAACAGTGATAGCTCCAGCCTTGTTCATTGATCTTGAATCCACCGCGTCCACGCTTGTCCTGACTGTGTCCGTTATTCTGACAACAGACTGCATTGAAACTGATCCAGCCTCCGCTGGTAGTTTTACGTCGACCTTTTACATAAGATAGAACATCAATCATCCTAACATTATAGCAGAATTCAGTTGCTTGATCAACTGTTCTGATATCTGTTTGTGTCCTAGTTCGTTGGGATGACCATTTTTGGCCAACAGTTTGGCATCTGTGATACGCTGCCTAAGTCCAGAATCTGGCCATAACAAACTTGGTTTGTACATTGGCTTTTCCGGCTGCATGGTTGAAAATTGAAATAGATTTTGCTTGCTTTGTCCGTCAAAGAACAGCACAGCCTGTTCGTAGTTTAATAATCTAAGTTGGGCGCAGTCTGTAAGCAAGGTATGTAGTCGAACCATGTCGCGCCATTCTTGCTCTTGTTTGGAGTCGCTGTAGTGTATCCAGGTTGAATGTACAAACTTGTTCCAGGCCGGGTCGTCAGCGTAGCTGACATGTCTTGGGTTGTAGAAACTCATTCTGTGTGCATCAGTCAACCCAACCAAGATCAAACATTTGGCAGGGTCTTGTTGGCTGTTGTTCAACCACCAAATATAAGTCCAAATAGTGCTTTGCAAACTGGCGCCTGGCCAGCCAAAATTATCCGCTGGTAAATTGTAATGCTGTCCTAACAGTCCAAGAAAACAGTGCTGCTGTCGATACGTGGTGTTAGAATCCAAACAGGCATGTGCATCAGGCTCGTGCCTGAGTTCGGGAGCGATAAGTTCGTCGCCCCATACCCAAGAGTCTCCGAACCCAACTATGCGTTCAAACATTAACGATATATGATTGATTCTACGTTGCCAGAATTGATTCCGACCTGCAGTCTAATGTAGGGATGATAGCCTTCAACATTGATACCAAACTTGGCTGTACTGCCGCTGAACACTAGATTGCTGACTGTGGCACTGTTGCTCAAATACTCAAAAGGTATTTCGTACCACTCATTGTCGGTGGTGGTAGCTCCCTGCACGGAAAGATTGCCATTCAATGACAGTGTGTCAACTTGGAAAGTGGTAAGACGTTGTCCATTAGTCCATAGGCTGCTGCTGTAGTAGGTGTTGCCAGTGGGTGCCTGCGAAGGTATAGTCAGGGTTTTGCTAGCTGTAAAAGCAGGAAATACACTGTCTACAATGTCAACAAAACCGCGGGCGCCTGCATAAGCATCAACAAATACTGGCTCGTCTAACACGCCTGAACTACGTTCTAAACTGTAGTTGGCAGGTTGCGCTTCAAATGCGTCTGTTTCTTCGGCAGTGATTGTGACCTTTGCTCGACCAGTGCCGGCATTCAAAGTTACCAGTTCCTTGGCCAGCAGTAAAGCACCACCATTTTGGCTGATTACCCTAAAGGTAAAAGTACTGCCCGAAATGTTAACCGGCTTCTGGTCTTGATTGATAAATTCAAACAATAAGACATTATCGACGCCGCGATTGATCTTTAGATTTTTTGCGTACACGGGTTGCCATCTCCTGTCAAAATATGCACCACTATTATCTATCAATAAAATGCGGTGTTTTTGGTGATATAAATATGCCGTGGTTGAATACATGAAAGTCTCCAAGAATATTTATGGGCAATGACATTAGCGCAGTTTTACAAGAAAAATACCCGTTCATGACCGTGTGTGTCTATGCCAACGATGAATACATTGGGATCGTACAAAACAGGGATGATACAGTTACTACACTCTACGACTACAGCAGCATCAATGATTCCGAGCTGAAACGTCGATTTATCGAGCTAGGTAATGTTTGGTGGTGGGAAAGCAATCACAGCATACCAATCAATCTGTTCCTAAAAGCCGACTGGGAACCTTTCCGTCCATTTGTCAAAACTTTCAACAACAAAGATCTACGCATACTATTTGGTCCTATCTGCAGCCTGCAGAACATAGCCAAAAAGAAAATCAAACGTAAGTCAATTGTGTTGGTCCAGCGTATGGAGTAGATTCATATGTAGAGCAACTACATGTGCATAGGCTATAGCATGGCTCTTTTTGAATGTGTAGCCTTCAGTGGTTTTGTCCCAGACAGTTTCTGCAACTTGCTTCCAAGTTTTACCCACCAAATGACGCTTGCCCGGTCTGATTACCGCCAAGAACATGGCCATCCTTGGAACAGTATCCACCGGCTCAGGCATGCGTTGCAGTGTGTCAAAGTGATTGCCGATGTGAGTGACTTTTGCTACAAATTCTTCTTCGGCCAGTCTGTGCCAAACCGGTGGCATGGCTAACATGGCTTCATAGTGCTCGGGATCTTTTACCAGATCGTAAACGTGCATGTTCAATAGATCAAGTTTGAAATATCCGCGTTGTTCGGCCATTTCGTAATCAATAGCAGCACATTGATTGACCAAATCTTGTGGAATATCAGTCACATATACTCCAGAGTTATGACGCCGTACCTGCGCATGGTCGCTGGACAACCTAGCTGGTGTATGCCTGATTAGTTGCAATAGTACGTCCCTATTGGGCATGTCAATGTCAATGTCTGCTGGCATCTAGAGCCTCGAGTATTTCACTTGTGTTATTATAAAACTTTTGTGGTATGTTGGTCAATCTTTGTTCAAACACCCATTCCGTTTTGTGCCATATCCAGGCCTGCTGTAGCCAATCAAAGTGTGCGATGGGTCTGTTGATTTGGCTGACAAGATCGGTAATAATTGCTGTGGTATATTGATCTCGTTGAATGGGTTGAAGTCTAAGAAAATGATTGTGATCTTTGATCAAATTTTCTATGCCGTGAATGTCAAGATCAAGCCAAGCAGCTAGTTCAATAACTTTGTTCACAAACCCATCACTGTGCAAAATGCTGCGCAAAGGAAAATAAAATACTGCCACTTCAGGATCAAATGTTCGCAGTCGTTGTGTAAGACCGTTGGATTGATTGTCAAAGTTGATTTTGTAAAACTCTCGCAGCACCCACTCTGGACAGTCAGGATAGTGTTCATCCAATCTAATTAAATTACAAATTTCTAACTGCTGCTGCTGGGCTTGCTTGACCTGAGTGTACCATTGTGGTTGACACCATCCTGCGATCAAGTTATCAAGTATAGGACGATGTTGCGTATTGTTCAATTTGTGATAGGTATCCGTGGCCAATTCGGCCACATCAACTGGATGAGCGCCGGCTTTGCTTAGATATCTATCAGTGAGATAGAACATGTCGTCAGATTCAAAGGTTATTCTAATAACTTGATTGCCAACGTCTACATCTGGGGCTAGTTCACATAGATGCTGTGCATCAAAAGTTTTGTTGTCAATAAACTCTTGACTGCTACGATGTGCGCGACCTTGGCTGTCAAAGATATCAAAGTCGGCCAGACTGTGAGATTCAGTCAGATACTTGTTGCAGACATGTTCAAGATACTTGCCGTGTGTGCCAGGAACAAAGTCAATGTAGATCACCAGCCCAGTTCCTGAAAATATGATTCTACGTAGGCACGTTCAGCACTGCAACTGGCAAACCTACGCTGCCAATATTCAGAATCAATGTAAGGCCAAATCATGTTAATCTGTCCTGCATCTAAAGACTCCAAGAAGTTCATGCCTGCACCCGTATTGTATAACACCCAAGCACTGATACGGCCACCTACTATGGCCACACATATCTCGTTGGTGTTACCATAGCGTAGATAGTCTTTGGGCGGATTGCCAGTGACTGTGTTCCAGCGGTCGGCAGCATCTAGAGCACGTCGTATAGCTGGCTCGGGCATTTCTTGTCTAAGATATTGCAACAGAAACTCGTCATAGAGACTGTCTTTACACCAGTTGTCAAGGCGTTTGTTATTGGCCAGTAGCCATTCAAGATACTGTTCACTCCCAATGACTCTGGTACCTTGGCAGTATCTACCAAACTTTACAAAAGCCTTGTAGTAAGGACTGCGTACAAAGTCCTCCCAGGTTTTGAGCTTGGCTGATCCTTGTGTGGTTTCATAGAAACGTATGAATGCTTGATAGCCTATCTGTACGCCGCGGTCGTTGCGTTCTCGATCTCTACGTTTTTGCTCACAGATATGCACTTCGAGACTTTGCTGTCTGGCAAATGCTCGACCGCAGTAGCCGCAGACATTGTCACTTGGTGTCTGTGCCGTGGTCTTTGACCCAACGTTTGATTTCTTTTTCATCGTTTATGGCTACAAGACAGTCAATGTCATCTAGCTTGTGTGCCGGTAAGTAATCTTGCAGTTCGGTGGCCAGCTTGTTTTTAGCTGCCTTCTTGGGACCAGCAATCCATTGATGTCTAAAAGAGCCAAGCCCCGGACTAACACTGCTGGCGCAGAGCCATTGCAGTTTGGGATGTTTGTTAATCGTAAAAAAATGTTTGTTTAGTCGCTCATTGGTACTGAGCACATAAAATTCTTGTAGCTCTCTGCTGCCCTGTACACTAGAGCCCCACCTGATCATGAGATAGTTACTGAACTTCTTGCGTTCTTCGTCAGTCAGCTCGTCATAGAACTGGCGGTTCTTGCTGTCGAACTGACGCATTTCATTTTGGATGTTTAATTTATCACTCATCTTGGGTCTGACATAATCTGTAAATTAGTCTAGCACGTTCCAGAGCTTCTTGTAAAGCAGGATGATGCTCGGATTGTTTGACCATGTCAACCAACATAGACACTTCTTCTATTGGCATGCCACAGATTTTAGGTCCGTTTTTGGCTGTATAGTCACTGCCTATTTCAAATCTTTTGTCGGGAGGATCGCCCATTTGCCGTGCATATACAACACCATCCGACTTTTCATAAACGTATTGCACACCAGGTTTTAGACTGCCCATATTACCATGCCTTAGAGTAGTTTACAATTTCACAGTTACGGCTGATATCTTTACAGAAGTACACGCATCTGGGATTGTCGTTGTCCTCAATGGGCACTGTAAGCATCTGGCCGTTTTTTAATTTAGGACTGAACCAAGTTACATCATGATAAACATCAATTATTTCCAATGGTAAAAAGCTAGGCCTAAAACTGCTTAGTGGATTGAACTCAAACACACTAAAGCCACGATCGTTAATTGATGTAAGTGGCAGCATTTCTAAGTCGCCTAGGTCTGGCTCACCAATTAAGATTTGCCAGGTCAGTGGCATCTTGACAGTTTGGCTACCTATACGTAACACCAGGGCAGGACTATTGAAGCTTTCTAAAAAGATCAAGGGTATGAAATAGTAGTCGGGATTCTGCGGGTCGCTGTTGTCCAAAATATTAAATCTAAGATCATCAACCTGATCTGGTAGTGTATCTAATTCGTAGGATTGATTTCCTAATGTTAGTATTCTCATAAATCAAATTATACAGTAGAGTTTTTGATATTGCGACCTAAGATTAGGCAATGATCATCAAATTGATTTACTGCCACTCTAACTTCTCTTGGGTAAATGGATAGTTTGCTTCTTTGTAGTAGGCCTTGCGCTTGGTCAAATGGCGTTTGGCAAATCTGCAGGTACTGGTCACGTCCCAGATCTGTACATGATCTTTGTCTTCAGCTTTTCGGATACCTCGACCAATTGACTGTATAACGCGAACGAAGCTTTTTCCCGGTTCAACAAGTACAAGATTAAAGATACGGGGTATATTGATACCCACAGCGGCAACACCGTAAGTAGCCACAATAATTTTGTCATCAGTCTCAGCAACTTCATCATAATGTTCTTTTCTCTCTGTGGCCTTGGTAGCGCCGCTGACAAACACAGCACGATCGCCTAGCCTTGCCACTAGTTCTTGTCCGGCAGTGATACGATCTACCAGTACCAGTGTATTGCCAGTTTCGTTAACACGCTGTATCAAACCAGCTATGGTGTCTAGTCTACCAGGTTCTTCAAGTAGATATTTGAGTTCGCTTTGGTAGTTCGTGTGTTCCACATGATCAACCAACTGTACCACGTTCACATGGCACTGTGCTAGCACACCTTGTTCTTGTAGTTCGCTGGCTGCTAGTCGACTGACCACTGGTCCAAGACTGACCAACAGTGCCACAGATTCAAACTGTTCTTTGGGTATAGTGCCGGTAAGCCCCCAACGCAAAGGTATGTGTGCCATAGTGCCTGTCAGCAGAGTTTTCAACGCATCGGCTTTGGCCATGTGGACTTCATCAACAATCACACATACTACGCCATCAATAAAATCCTGTATGGTACAGTCACCTACTTGGTTGCGAGTGTTCTTTAGTAACACATTTAGACTCTGCCATGTACAGATAGTGTGTTGTTTATTCCACTCTTTGCGATCACCATAGTAGACTCCGACGTCTAGCCCAAGATTGCGATAGTCTTTTTCTGTTTGTATGATCAGACTTTTGTTTGGAACTATGACTATGCTACGACCAAAGTGTCCGGCATGCCAGCTGAGTGCCGCAGTCATTATGGTCTTGCCAGCACCTG